TTATATTCCTATTTTTAATCCAGAAGATAGAGATATTCTTTATGGTGAAGATCCAGTTAAGAAATTCAAAGCAGCATTTCCAATTGAATTCTATCTATCATCTTCACTAGAATATACTGGCGAGAAAGAATTTTTCTCTAAATTTGGTTTAGAAATTAGAAATGGCGCAAATGTAATTCTTTCGAAACGTTCATTCTCACAGAGAGTGCCACAAAACACCTTCACTAGACCAAGAGAAGGTGATTTGATTTATGTGCCTTTCTTATATGGCACCGGTGAATTATTTGAAATAAAATTCGTGGATCACACCAAAGACTTCTTTACATTAGGACGCAGAATTCCATATTTCTACGAACTTCAATTGGAGAAATTCAAGTATTCGCAAGAAGTTATCGATACTGGAATTCCAGCCATCGATGATGCAGTTACACAATCAGGTTATACAATTGATTTCACAGTCAGTACAGCTCAAAATGCAAACAATTATACAACGAAAGAAATTGTATATCAATCACCAGACTTCACAAAAAATAATGCTACTGCTCTTGCAATCGTTCAAGATTGGGACGCAAGTTCAAATACATTAAGTGTGACAAATATCACTGGTGAATTTACAAACAATGTGTTTATTATTGGCGAATCAAGCAATGCTCGTTATAGATTGTCAACATACGATGAACTAAAAGACAGTACAAGAAACGAAACTTATGACAATAGATATATCGAAGATCAAGCTAATGTCATAATTGACACAACCGAAACTAATGCGTTTGGAAAAATTTAATGGCAGCAATACAATATAACAGAGTCATTAGAAAACTAGTTGTCGCATTCGGTGACTTATTCAACAATATCAAAATTGCAAAATTTAATCCCGATTTAACCGAATCGGAAAGAATACTCATTCCCATTGCATACGCAACAAAAGAACGTTATGTAATGAGACTTGAAGATGATTTCAATTTAGATAAAAAAGTTCAAGTTGCACTACCAAGATTTTCATATGAAATGACTGGCATGGAATATGATGTTAGTAGGAAACTAAACACGAACATTAAGAACTACGCACAAACAAACACAGGCATAATTGGACAATATAATCCTGTGCCATATGATTTTGATTTTAATTTGTACTTATATGTAAGAAACATCGAAGATGCTTCACAGGTCATCGAACATATTCTACCATTTTTTACTCCAGACTACACACTTAAATTGGATTTGATTGCCGACATGGGTATCATCAAAGAAGTTCCAATTATATTTAAATCGGCAGACCATGAAATAATTTATGAAGGTGATCGTGAGCAAGAAACCAGAATGATCATTTGGACATTCAGATTCACCGTCAAAGGATTTATTTTCGGTAAAACTTCTACAACAAATGTCATTCGCACATCAATTACAAATATACTGAATGGCATTGGAGAACAAGATGTTGTTCAGTTTAATATGGTTGCTCCTGGAGTTGGAAACTACAGAATAGGAGAAACCGTATATCAAGGTTATTCTTTATCAACAGCTGTAGCCACAGCGACTGTGGTTGATTGGGCCAATAATATATTGAAACTCACTGATGTTTTAGGTAACTTTACATCCAGCCAACCAATTGTTGGAGCAAGTACAAACGCAAGTTATGTATATTCATCATACAATGTTGCTTCAGTGCAACCAAGAAAATTGGTTGAAATCGAAATTACACCAAATCCATCAAACGCGAACGCAAGCAATTTACATACTTACACTACACAAATAACAGAGTATTAATATGAGTGATTTTGACAAAAATATGGAAAAAATATTTGATGTGACACCAGTTGAACAGGTTCAACCTGCAAAACCTTTGGCAACAATCAAAAAAATTAATGATGATTTAGAATTGAAAGAAGATTTGAAAGATGCTTACGAACAATCGAAAAGCAATCTTCAAGATTTGATTGACGAAGGTAAAGATGCAATGTATGAATTGCGTCAGATTGCCAGTGCAGGTCAACATCCAAGAGCATTTGAGGTCTATGCAACTATGCTTAAAAACATGGTAGATGCAAATAAAGAACTACTGAACATTCAAAAACAAATGCGTGACATGGATGGAAAGAAAAAAGATGGTGATACAAGAATCGATAAAGCCATCTTTGTTGGTTCTACGGCCGAACTGAACAAACTAATTAAGGGCAAGTCTGAATGATTGATGATGATGACATTGAGGACTTTGAGATAGGTTCAAAAGATACCTATCGTGACAATCCTTTGCTGAAAAAAGCTGGCGTTAAGATTGAATATACTCAGGAACAAGTCGATGAATATATCAAATGTGCAAAAGATCCTGTTTATTTTGCCGAAAACTACATCAAGATCGTTAACGTAGACCAAGGTCTAATGAAGTTCAAGATGTGGGACTTCCAGAAAGAAATGATTAAGATTTACCATGAAAATCGTTTCTCAATTACAAAATGTCCTCGTCAGGTTGGTAAAACCACAACATCAGTAGCATATCTTCTTTGGTTATCTTTGTTCACCGATACACAGAATATTGCCGTATTGGCAAACAAAGGTTCTTTGGCCAGAGACATTCTTGCAAAATATCAACTTGCATATGAAAATCTACCAACATTCTTACAACAGGGTGTTATGGTATGGAATAAAGGTAATGTAGAACTTGAGAATGGTTCCAAGATTATTGCCGCTTCAACCTCATCATCAGCAATTCGAGGTGGTTCTTTCAATTGCGTATTCTTGGACGAATTTGCTTTCGTACCAAACAATATTGCAGAAGAATTCTTTAACTCTGTTTACCCTGTAATTTCATCAGGTAAAACCTCAAAGATCATTATTGTATCCACACCAAATGGTATGAATCTGTTCTACAAATTGTGGATGGATGCAATCAATAAAAAGAATAACTATAAGACCTTTGAAATTCATTGGTCAATGGTTCCAGGTAGAGATGAGGCCTGGAAAGAAGAAACAATTCGCAACACATCTGAACGACAGTTCAGACAAGAATTTGAAACCGAGTTCTTAGGTTCGTCCAACACACTGGTTTCTGGTTACAAGTTGCAAACCATGGCCTATAGAGACCCAATTGCAACACACGATGGTCTGAAAATATATGAAATGCCTATCAAGGAATCTGATGGTGGTAAATCGGATCACCTGTATGCAATTACTGTTGATGTGTCCGAAGGTAAAAACTTAGACAGTTCTGCATTTCAAGTAATTGATATATCACAAACTCCATATAAACAAGTTGCGGCATATGCCAGTTCATCGATTACACCAATTCTTTTTCCTACTGTAATCTATAATGCAGCTAGAATGTACAATGATGCATATGTTCTGGTAGAAATTAACAATAATCCACAAGTTGCAGATTCTCTACATGCAGACTTTGAATATGAAAACTTGTGGAAAGTATACACAGGTAATAAAAAACCACAACAATTGTCAGCTGGTTTTGCACGTGGTATACAAATGGGTCTGAAAATGTCACCTCAGGTCAAAGCAATTGGTTGTTCAAACCTTAAAACTTTGATTGAAGGTGACAAACTTATAATTCAGGATTTTGAAACTTATTCAGAACTAACAACATTTGAACAACAAAAGAATTCTTTCAAAGCTGCTGAAGGTGCAAACGACGATTTGGTTATGAGTTTGGTTATATTTGCATGGGTGGCAACTCAACAGTATTTCAAAGAAATTGTAAATCATGATATTAGAAAACAGATTCAAATTGAAAACATGAATCAGATGGATGAAAACATACTTCCAGAACCGATTGTTGATGATGGTCTAGACAATCCTTTTGAAGTTATGGGAGGTGATTTATGGGAAGTTGCAAATGGTGGAGAAACATATTCAAGTTTTGTCAGAGATAGATTGAGAAACTTATAAATTCCACCTTTCATAAATATTCTTTATGGTATTCTATTGCCAAAAGACACATAATAATCAAGGAGAAAAAACATGGCATTTCAAATCTCTCCAGGCGTAAATGTATCAGAAGTTGATCTAACTACAGTTGTTCCTTCTGTTCTAACTACCGCTGGTGCATTTGCTGGAAACTTCAGTTGGGGACCTGCCAACAAAATTGTTTTAGTTGATAACGAACTTGTTTTAACACAAAGATTCGGAAAACCAGATTCCAATTCAGCAATTTCATTCTTCACCGCAGCAAACTTCTTGTCGTATGGCAATAATTTGAGTGTTGTTAGAGCAGTTAATGCTGGTGCAAAAAATGCTGACGCAAACACTACCACACACACAACTGTTCAGGTGGCAAATGAAGATGTATTCCAATACACATACCTAAGCGCAAATAACGCAAATGCTTATGGAGCTTGGATGTCCCGTTATCCAGGTGCTCTTGGTAATGGACTGACAGTTTCTGTTTGTGATAATTCAGCAAACTTTACTGGTTGGACATACAAGGGTTACTTTACTTCTGCTCCAGGAACTTCTTCACAAGTTTCTGCAGCCGGCGGTTCAAATGATGAACTACATGTTGTTGTTGTAGATGCCGCTGGCAAATTTGGCACAGCCGGTGCAGTTCTAGAAGTTTATCCTTTCTTGTCAAAGGCATCCGATGCATCTGTAAATGGCGCTTCAAATTACTACAAACAAGTAATTTTCAATCAGTCAAAATATGTTTATGCAGTAGATCCTGTTGACTTTGCAAATACAACTGCAACTTGGGGCAAAACAGCAAACACAGCTTTCGCTCAACTGGCAGCGGTTAATACAGCAGTTCTTGCTGGTGGTCTCGATGTTGCTGTAACAGATGGTAATATTCAAACTGGATATGATCTGTTCAACAACAAAGAAACAACAGACATTTCTCTTGTTTTGACTGGTGGTGCATCCAACACTGTACAGAATTATGTAATTTCAAACATTGCAGCAGCTCGTGCTGATTGTGTGGCATTTATTTCTCCTCCACAATCAGCAGTTGTTAATAATTCAGGATCAGAAACAACATCAATTGCAACATGGTTGACTTCTGTTGGCACAACTTCTTCGTATGCAGTTGCTGATTCTGGTTGGAAATACCAGTACGACAAGTATAACAATGTGTATCGTTGGATTCCTCTGAACGGCGATGTTGCTGGTCTTTGCGTATTCACAGATACTACCCGTGATCCATGGTTCTCACCAGCTGGTTTCAACCGCGGTCAAGTTAAGAATGCTATCAAGTTGGCATGGAATCCTAACAAGACACAAAGAGACACCATTTATGCCGCAGGCGTAAACCCAGTTGTTTCTTTCCCTGGCCAAGGCACAGTTCTGTTCGGTGACAAGACTCTGTTGAACAAACCAAGTGCATTTGATCGTATCAATGTACGCCGTCTGTTCATCGTTCTTGAGAAAGCCATTGCAACAGCAGCCCAATCTTC